AAAAAACCCCTACAAATGTGTTGGGGAAAAAATTCAAAACAGAATTTATCTCTACATATTACAGATCCTTTCTCGTCTTTAGTTAAGTCTAGGATTTGGGTACAGGAAGGATGCTAATAGGTGGTCCAACACTGAAAGCAAAATTGAAATCTTCACCGATTGATCGGCTAAGAACCATGTTCTTGAATTCAGCGTCAGGGGTAAACGTTCTTAGCAACGTTCCTTGATTGTAGGGGCTACTAGTGAAAGCGCCAACGGTTAAACCGGAAGCAGTCTCAGTAGAAGGGAGTCCGAGATCCGTAAGGATAGCAGGCCACAGTTGGTAAAAAGGAACCTGGAATTCAGCAAAAGGTTCAGAACCTTTATATTGGTAATTGTGGGGTGCTGAATAAATGATTTCGATGGGCGCACTAGCGTCACGGAAAACGTTCTCGGGGGGAATTAGGGTGGGGTTGGTGATGGCGTAAGTGATAGGGGCAAAACTAGTCAAATCATAGGGAATTGCAGCTACTCTCATAGATCCAGACACAAATCTATATAAGTACGAGACGTACGAAAACAGATCGGGGTCGTTAGCTATAACGGGAGCTGAGACAAGTGGTTGCGTCGTCAGGAGGTCATCGGGTTCTGGGTGGGCAATGCCATACACTCGCGTGTAGTGAGCATCACCGGCGGTTCTTGTTAGGTGTTTGGGTATATCAACATATCTCTTCAACACCTGGCGAAGAGAAGTGACAACTTCTCCGATTCCCAATGAATTAGCTTCAAAGCCGGGTTTTGGTGAAGAAATGATTTCACCAGATTGGGCATTATCAGGTTGAGCGCTCAATGGAGCACCATTCATTGGTCGAAAACCATCTTTCAAGATGGGGTACGCGAATTGGAAATCTTTGCCACCAGCAACTTCAACGAGCATTTCTACCTTTGGAGCAGATTGCCCACCATTTCGGAGGGGATTCAGAACACGCACAAAAAGTGCGGTTGGGGTTAAGGCGTATTTATCAGCTCCTTGGAAGATCGTCAATCTTTTCCAAGGGGCATTCCATTTATACGGGACTTCGATTTCGAATTCATTTGTCTCTCGAATATCAATGATCTGGGAGTATACTTTCTCACGAACGTAATCTCCCGTACCAGTATATCCGGGAACCAAATCAACACGAAGCCGACCGGTATGGAATGGTGACTTCACGATCTTAAATTTGTATCTAAGCGATCCTCTCCAAAAGGCGAACATTCCTGACAAATAGCTTAACATGGTGTTGTAGATGTAATTTGCGTCAAAGGTGCCAACAGGCCAAACCTCCGTATTAGTAATACAGTAGTCTGGAACGTTAGGCACATTAAACACAATCGCATCTGACAAATCTGATGTAGTCCATGAAAATCTACCCAAAAAAGTGAACTTCTGCACGAGATAAGATAGTGACATCTCGTCTTCACCTGTGTGGGAAACGTAGGATGGTATTTCTACTTGGTTTCTAGCGTCCATGGCCAAAACTTTGGCTTTGACATCTCCGTTGAAGTTTGTGTAATACTTGGAATAACCAAGTTCGACTTTCGTCGGGAATTCAGGGTCTTGAGGCTTTGACCATCCAAAGATGGAAGCAACTCCAGCAATCGCGTCGGATACAGCAGATATTGGGGCTGTTATGGCAGACAATAGAGGAATATCCCCTAATTGCTTCGCCACTGAACCGACAAAGCGGGAGATGGTCTCCACGTTGCCTGGTCTCTTCTTCTCTTCACCAGATTGGGCGTTGTCGGGTTGGACAGGGGCCAAAGGCATACCCGTTGGAAGTTGTAGGTCGATATTTTCGGCCCAAATCCAAATAGATATGTCGGCAGTTGATGCAGCATCTCCGGTAAGAGGTGAATACACCAGGAGGGGTGCTGATCCCAATCCACCAAGACCTCTTACTAGATCAAAATGAGTCAACAAGTTGTTATATGGAAGAGTAATTTCCATAGATGTTTCGTTCATTAGATCCAGTTCGACATGGGGATATCCAGTGATTCCTCCAAAGTGTGCAGTTGACGATGGGATAACTGTCTTTTGCGAGTGCATAGGATCGAAATACATCAAAAGCCTACCTGCTTGGAATGGCATGGCGTTGACTTGCACTCTCACCTTGAAGTCACACTTCAGATATCTGAAGCCTGAGAGCTTCTCTCGAATCATGGTGTTGATCA